TCACGCTAAAACGCAAAGTGACTTCGGCAGCTTGGTCTGATAAGCGATAACAGCCCATCGGTTCGCCGCATAAATCCAAAGCAAGCCCTGTGGCGAATTGCGGAAAGGTTTGCAAAAAAGCGTGGTTAATGCCTTGTCGCACCAGCATTTCGCGGTAGGCGTAAGATTGAATAATAGAGCGTTCAATATGGGCAGGTTGCAATGTTTTACTTGTGCGCTGCTCGTAGTCGGCAATGGCGTCCGCTAAAATTTGCTTAATATCATCGGAGACAATTTTCACATCTTCTTTTCTCATTGCGCCACCTGTGTCTGATAAAGTTCCCGATATACATCGTCCACTAAAGTCCAGAAAATCAACAATTCAAAATGCGGAGCTTGTCCGCTGATTTGCACACTTTCGACTTCTATGCGGTTTTCCCATCGTTGCAGGGCAAGCGTGATTTCACGCACCATATTCGGCAGGGCGACCTCTTCGGGCTGGTCAATATATTGAAAATGATCCGAGCCAAATTCAGGGCGAAGAATATCCGTGCCTTTGATTGTGTTGAGAATGTTAGCAATGCACTGATGAATATCATCAATGCCTTGCACCGCCTGCTCGTTAAGGTTCGGTGCAAGTTGCCAGTGGGTTGAGTGTATCGGATTTGTATTCATAGCCTTGATGATACAAGGCTATTTTTTGGGGGGCTTTTAAACTGATTTAAAGAAAAGTGCGGTAAAAAATTCTAAGGTTTTGACGGAGAAGTGAGCTTACCATCGCCTTGTTCAAGGTGTTGATGATTTTTCAGCGAAATACCGTCTGCGATTACATCGCCACCGTTCACCTTGACATTACCGTTGTTCACTTCCACTTCGCAATCATTGACGATAACTTTACCGCTGGTGTGAATGGTTAAATTGCCCGATTTACGGTCGTGGGCAATAGTTGTGCCGTTTTTAAATTTTTTGAACCAAATGTCGCCATCTTGCACTGGCGTTTTGTCTTGCTCATTATAAATCGCCCCCAGCACGCAACCACCTTCGCCGCGAGCATCAAGCAGCAACGCGACCAATTCTCCCACGTCAGGCAAGCAGTAAAACTGGTTTCCGCCTGCGTTGGGCGTTAAGAATGAAAGCCACGCGGTTTCTAAATCTTCAAGGGCGGGGATTTTACACCGCACTTTGTGGTTTTTCGGGTCGATTGCCGACACTATGCCCTCTTGATAGGTTGCACCAAAATTATGCGTTTGCATTTGTTATCTCCATACCTAGCGTTAATAAATCATCAGGGATAAATTCCAACATTCGCACTTCGATGTTGGTAATGTAGCCTTGATTACGTGAAATGCTGTGGCGTGATTGCTTGATTAAGTATTTACCTGAAAACACGCCTAAATTTTTGAGCAAAATAGTCGAACCCGCCACCAGTTTCGGATTGCCAATCAGGGTAATATCGCCTGCACTTTGGTCTTCGTTTTGCTCGCTTAATGCTGCGTCGCCTCGTGCATCAATCTGTTCTTGGCTTTCACCTCGGGTGGTAATTTTGAGCGTATCGCCACTTGCTGCCTGTGCTTGCTTCATTTTCGGGCGAAGTGCGGTGGCTTTTTTGCTTTTTTTCAGCACTTTTTTACCGCTTGTGTCAAAGCCCTTGATTTCCACTTGCTTTGCTGTGTCTTTAATCCGATCTCGCAGTCGCAAGCTGATACATTCGCTTTCATCCAACACGATCACAGGTTGACTTTGCCCGAGTTCATCTTTATCGGTAAACACCAGTTGATTGCCGACAATTTTAAAGCTGTGATGATACTCACGGGCAAGGCGGGCAAGAAATTCCACATCACGCTCTTGATATTGGGTAATGCGTTGAATGGGAATGTGGCGAATTTTGCCCACCAATTTGAGCTTCAGGCGATTTGACACCGCTGCCACTACTTGGGCGAGCGTGGTGTTCTCGTAGGCTTTCGGCTTGAGCGTGCGGTTAGCTTTGCTAATGCCAGTGGATAAGGCTCGCAAGGTAATGCTAGACGGGTGATAGCTGTATTCCACCTCATCAATCTCAAATACCCCAATTTCAACTAACGGCTCGCCCTGATAGCCAATCGCCGCCTTGAGTTTGTCGCCCTGTGTCGGGAACCATTGGCGAATCCACTTACCGCTGATGTCTTCAAAGGAAACAGAAAGCTCGTCCGATTGTCCTTCCAAATAGTCGGTATAAGTCAATTCCAGCAAAGACGGCTCAATGTCAGCGGTAATGTTGGTTTTCTCATAAAAAAGCGAAAAATCAGGCGTTTGGACTTTACTCATTATTTCCTCTTAACCACGGCGGTAAATTTTCGTTTTGGGTCGGTTTCACATTTAGCACTGGGATAAACACGGTCGCCCCAGTAGGCAACACTTCGCAAAAGCTGATATGTGGATTGGCTCTAATAATGCGAGCATATTCCAGTGCGTCGCCATAGTAATAATAGGCAAGGTTATCCCAGCGTTCGCCTTGTTTGACGGTATGTTTAAGTACGGTTTGGGTCATTCAAAATCTCCACGTCTTCATCTTCACGCAAAACAATCCAAGCGGTCATTTTTGCCACTAAATTTGCGGAATTATCCAGCCGCTCATTGATTTCAGTTAAAGCATTATCGGCAGGCGTGAACCAGTTATTCCATTCGCTATCAGCAGATGCCCGACTGAAACTCTGTTTCATTATTTGCAAATCATCATATACTGCAGACACATCACGGCTAAATTCGCTAATGGCAGGCAGATACTGGCGAACGCCGTCAAATACTGATTGCATTCCGACCAGTTCGCCAAAACCACCCAAGGCGTTGTCTAAATTAGCAAGCGTACTCGGCAAATACGCCAATGCGGACGCGGGGTCGTGTGCCAACTGGCGAACTACTGCAACGGTGTTACGAACTTCGTCCACCGCACGTTTGCCTTGGTTGTAGAGTTCCACGCCACGGCTAACCGCACTTTTCACAGTTGAAAGCGTATTGGTTAAACCTTTCGGCAAGATTGAACCGAGCAAAGATTTTCCGCCTACAGTCAATGCTGCACCAAGCAAGCTCGCTTGCCCATTGCCGACAAACTCTTTCAAGCTGATATTCATCTCGCGCGCTAAGGCATTACCTTTGCCGTCGGTAAATAGTGTGGTCGATGAAATATCAGTGATCACAAAATTGCCTTTGTATTTTGAACCCCACATCAAGGCAAGGGCGTCTTGCTTGGCTTTTGCCGAAAGTAGCGATTGATAACGACTTTCCACGCCGCCAATTTTGTGGTGCAGGCGAATGGCAAAGGATAAATCTGTCAGTTTTTCGCCCATCGCTTGCAGTTTTGGCTTGCCTTTGAGCACCGCGTGTTCAGCAAAATCTGCAGAATGGGTTTCAGAAAAATCAGTCAGATTCACAGGCTCAAAGGCGATATTGCCTAACATAAAATACATTAGTATGCTCTCCGTTGTCGTTGGTCTAACACCCGATTGAGTAAGCGTTCAAACTCCACAAGGCTCATATTTAACCCCTGTTGCACTTGCTCCATCACGCCTTGTGTTTGATTGCCGCTCACGTTGATGGTCGGATTAAAATTCACCACAATGCCGTTGTGTTGGTTAGTTTCGTTATTTGTCACCGCGTTTCGGCTTAAAGGCTGATAATCGTGAAAGATTGACGGATTTTGACTGTTTGAGTTTGGATTAAAATCAGGCGTGCGGTAATCCGCAGGCTGATTAATACCCAAAAGATTCCCCACAAAATTAGCTCCGAACTTAATATCGTCCCACAGTGTGCCTAAAAAGCCTTTTTTCTCGTTTAATAGCGGTTTAAAGGCGGTTTCAACGCTATTTAAAACAGGCTCAAATTTCACCGCACTTGAGAGATTTTTGCTGGCTTCCGTGGCGATTGGCTGGGCGTTATCCATCCCGATTGCCAAGCCTTCCACCACGTTTACACCGTAGCCCTTAAACACTCGGCTTGGCGAGTGAATACCGAGTTTTTCTGCAAACCAGCCTTTAATGCCGTCGCCTAAGTCTGAGACAATCTGTTTTGCACCTTCCCAAGCGTTTTTAATGCCATTGACTAATCCGTCAATCATATTCTTGCCGAAATCGGTAAATTTAGCTGGCACATCAATACCAAACCACGACAACACGGTAGAAAATACTTGCTGGAATAAACCAAGCGGCGACCAGTTCAGAATGGTTGCGGTGATGTTGCCAATGCCAGATCCAAAGAAAGTAGTAATGTTTGCCCATACTTCCGAGCAATAATTGCTGATACCCGTCCAAGCGGAAGAAAAAATACCTGATACAGCAGCCCATTTTTCACTAAACCAGGTGGAGATCGGCTCCCAGTATTGGTAGATTAAGAATGCACCAACGGCAATACCTGTGATCAATAATCCTATCGGTGTAGTAAGTAATGCTCGACCGACAAATAAGATCCCTTTGCCTGCTAACATTAAGCCTTTAAATAAAGCACCTGCCAAAAGTTGCCCTAATCTTGCTGCGAATACCGCCGTTTTACCAATAAAGCTAATCAAATTGGTTACTAAAGCCCGACCAACAAATAAAATACCTTTACCTGCAATCATTAGACCTTTGAATAATACTCCTGCTAAAGTTTGCCCCAATCTAGCAACAAACATCACACTCCTAATGGTATAACCAATTAAATAACCAATGCCGACTAATAGTTTATTGAATGTGAAAAGCAGTGATTTACCAACTATTCCACCTAAGAATAAAAATGCTTTAGACGCAAAAGTTAAAACAGGCGATAAAAGTTTGAAAATACCAAATGTTTTTTTAGCCACAGCCCAAAATGGCAAGATTGCTGCCAATGTTAAACTTAGAGTTGATTTGAGTGCGATAATGCCGCCAACTAAACTAATCAATGCACCACCGAATTGTAACCCCCATTCTACATAAGTTGGATTTTTGGCGATCCAATCAGAAAAACTATGCACTAAAGGTTTAACCGCATTGACTACATTATTGATAATAGGTAATAAAGAAGAACCAAGTGTAATGCCAATTTCATTAAATCCGTTTTTTAGTAATTGAAGATTGTTTTCAGTTGTTGCACTACGAGCAGCAAACTCCTTTTCCATTGACCCTAGATATTTAGGTTTGCCGTTTTCATCGGTGTCTTGCAAGGTTTTAATGCTTTTTTCAAGCAAATCTACATTACCTGCAATCGAAGACACATCGTCCGCATATTCTTTACCAAATAAATCAACCAATACGCCTGTTCGTTTGGCTTTTGGTAATTTTTCGACACGTTTTAAGAAATCAACAATCGCTCCTTGTCCATCTTTGGCAATGTTCTTTTTCAGTTGTTTGGCAGAAATACCCACTTCTTTTAGTGCTGCTTGGAATTTTTTGCCACCTTTGTCTGCTGTATTAAGTGAAGTCAGCATTCCATTGATTGCGGTACTTGCTACTTCTGGCGATTTACCTAATGAAATAAAGGTATTAGCTAAAGCAGCTGCGGCATTTTCAGTTAAACCAAAATCTTTAGATACACCAGCAATACGCCCCAGCGTGTTTACAATATCAGATGCTTTAGCAGGCGAACTATTCGACAATTCATTGATAGCGTCTCCTAAGTCGCCAATTTTACTGATCGGGATTTTGTACACATTGGCAAGTTTTGCCATTGAGTCGCCACTTTGTTCTGCTGACATATCAAAGGCGACCGACATTTTTGCTATGGTTGTAGTAAATTCTTTCAAATCTTGTTCTGCGACACCTAATTGACCACCTGAAGCAGTAATTGCGGCAAGCTCTTCTGCGGTCATCGGTAACGTTCGAGTAAGCTCTAGAATGTCCTTTGAAAGATTTTTGAAGCCTTCAGGAGTTTTAAAATCAACAACTTTTTTCACATCAGCCATTGCACTTTCAAATTTAATTGCAGGCTGTGCCATTGATGTAATCGATGTGCCAACAGCAGTTGCCATAGACCCAAGCGACATAAAACCTTTTACAGCATTAAGACCAAGTGATCCCATTCTGGCTTTTATTCCTTGAGTTTGGTCTCTAAAGATCTTAAACTCATTTCTCAAGCTCTTAATGCCAGCTATCGCACCGCCGACAGAAGCACCGATCACTAAACTAATTGCAAGATTTGATGACATTGTTTATAGTGTCCTTATCAAGAAAGGGGGTAAATATGAAAAGCAAAACATCTGAATTTGATTTCATTGAAAGCGCAGTTGTGCTGTTTGCTGTTATTGGCTTTGCCTACACGCTTTATTCATTTTTATCATTTGCTTGGAATGATTTAAGTGGCTTGCAAATTGCTTTAGCCATATTTGCTTGGGTGATCCTTTGGGAAATTATTGGAGCAGGTTTTATCTTCTTTTATCGAATTTTTACTGGTAGATTAGTCATTTTACAAAAATTGAGTAATCTACTTTCAAAACCATAATAACAAAGCCGCTTAAATAGCGGCTTTCGTGTAATTGGCTTTTATTTGCCGTTGGGCTTGAGTGAGCCACCGTTCAATATCATCAAGCGTCATTTCTTCCAAATCAGAATGGGAAAACCCAAACCAAAACGCCAAGTCTGCTAAGGCTGCGTCGAGTGTGGCGAGTTCAACTTTCCCTTTTGCATTTTTTCGACCACCTCTGCCGCACGTTTGAAGTCGGCAATATCCAACTCATCTAAATCTTCAGGCACTAAACCTGTCACGATTGAAAGCAGGCTAATACTTTGCTCAATATCTGTGCTACCTTTCATCTTGCGAATATCTTTTGCTTTTGGACGGCGAATTTTTAACTCGGTGATGGTTTTACCTTCTCCATCTTGAATAGGAAAATCAAGGGCGATAATAACGTCAGACATAAAAAAACTCCTTTGTGAGTGTGTTGTTTAACTTTCACAAAGGAGTTTATAAAAGTGCGGTTGTTTTTGCTTTTAAACTGATTTAAGGATTATTTTTCATTTCAATATCAAACAATGTCTGCTCAACTAGCTTGGCTTTATCAATCAATCTTAACACTTTCGCCTCTAAAATATCGGCAAGATTGCGTAAATCGTGCATGACTTCCGTTTTAGCAAATTGCACTTGTCGTTCATAGCCTGCCTCTTGCCAACGTAATAAGTTAGGTACAACCAATAAGCTGTGAATACTTTCGCAAAGCAAATCCACTTGAACTTGGAGTGTTTCTTGATGTGTCATATCGCCCCCTTATGCAAACAATGCAAGCTGACGTGTGATGTGTTGATTGCCATTTTTGCGTTCAAAAAAACCGAGTTTGAACATTTTGGCAAAGCGTGTGGTCACTTGGCTTTCGCTTAGGTTCATCAACTTGGCAACTTCTGCAACGGTAAGCCCTGCATTGCGATAGCGAATAAGCTGTTTAGCTTCTGGGTTTTCTGCTAAATAGGTGCGTTTAACCTGCTCTTGCAACTGCAATGCCAGCTGTTTGGATTGCTTTTCCATATTGATGAAATAACGGCGAGCCTGTCTGCCCAGTTCGGAGCGTTCGAGCATACAGAGTTCTTTTGCCATATCGACCGTGATGTGGTAGTCCTTAACTAAAGTTTCACGAACCCCAAAGAACCCCGCTTCGGTGTGGACAAATTTGTCCGTACCGATGAAATCAAGGTTTTCTACAAAATTATAGTCTTCAATGCGACGTTGGATCCACTTATGAAAAGGAGTTGAGATTTGTAGGCGTTCGTGTAATTCACGAGCATTAACAAGAGTGGTTGATTGATTAGCAATTAAGCCAGTAAAGGTTGAGATTGGCATATGTCATTCCTCTGAATTGAGACCCTATTTTGAGTAGGGCGACCGACAGCTCAAAACTGTGACATAAACAGCGGAGTTATTCCCTTGCGGTATTGTATTCCTCGCACTGTCGGTCATTGATAAAAAGTTTTAAAAGACGCTCGGAAGCTCAAGGGCTTGCTGGCGTTCAGATAAAAAAATAGCACGGATTACGGTGTGCTGCCGTATGTCAAATGCTTTTTGAGAGCGAGAACAGAATAGCTCGCCCCAAAAAAGAAATCAAGCATTTTTGTAACTTTATTTCACTATGTGAAAAAGATTTTCTTACTGCCCGATATTAGTGCGGTATTTTTGCAATACATCTTGACCGTTTACGCGGTAGATATTGGCAAGCACGTCTACAAACAGAATTTCTTTGCCTGCCAGCGTTTGCTTGATAGACATAATTTGGAAGCTGTCGGAATGTTCCGTCGCTTCTTTATTTTTCAAGCTACCGCCTGTGGTTTTGTTAAATGCCACGTTCATTGTGGTGACAAGTGATTCTTCTGCAGCCAAGCCTCGAGAATCAAATACCTGCACATTAGAACGTGCCATCAGTTGCACGTTTTTATAAGGATTATAGGCGTTTACTCGCACTT